CTTACCAATACCCCAGAAACCATCATTGTATTTACTTCCTTTCTTCTTGAGTCGTCTACGAGGAACTATTTCAAAAGGAGCAAATCCGAAAGGAACAAATGAGGAAGCATTCTGAGCAAAGCTGAACCAAGAATGATCCATATCATGTCGCATAGATTCTAGTTTATCTACATACCACTTCAGAGGTTCTTCGTATCCAGCAGGAGCCTTAATACTCCATTTAGCACTAGCCATCTTAGTCATTACAGCATCAACTGATACAGCAACTGTGGCATCTTTAAGCATTTGTTTATAAGTGAATATACACTGCGGCCATCTTAACGCTGGATCACATTCTTCGTGTATTACACCAGATGTTACTTTTAATCCGTTATACCCAATAGGTTTTACAACAATATTAGGAATCTTAGAACTGTCTGTAGGAGGATCACCCACAGTAAGTGTATCAGCCAAGGAAATCTCCTAAGTTAGCGTATTGAGAGTAAAGGGTTATTGTTTGTTGTTTGTGTGGCTTTTATTCCGTGTAGGAAGGAGTTACCTATGTGGATCTTTGAGGCTAGGTACAGGAATGATGTAGAGGCCGTATCACACAAGTCATCATGTCCGCTTTCACCAGAACGTCTCTTACCATCAAAGGCTTCCATTTCTGTATAGATGAAATCGTTATCGTTTTCTATTTTGTTCCAGTAGTCTTTACCACAGCCTTGAACAAAATCTACAACACCTAATTGACAAGCAGCGGAGAAGGGTTTAAAGTCTTCTAACTTACCTTGTGCTGAACGTCTTGTGGTGGCATAGAAACCATGCTCACAAAGTCTTCTAGCAAGGGCAATAGCGTTTGCTTTAGCACTGGGATTGGGGTCTTGTGGAATTACTATCTCAACTTTACTACCATCAGCAAAGGCGTGATCGAGAATGTGTTTCTCCCAGTCACCAAACCTTATTCTGTGCCTAGTCATTTCAAGGATTACATAATTACCTGTCCGTAACTTACCCATCTTACAAGATGCTGTATAGTCACAGTTCCGATTCGAGTCTGTGGGTAATGTACCCGCTAAGTCCCAACTTCTAACAATCTTAACGAAGTCAGTTGCTGGAGGCGGGTTAATTATTTCTGTGATCCAATTTCTGAGAAAATACTGACTTTTCTGCTCAACAGAATTCCAGTTGCCGAGCAAAAGACGATCACGCTCAACCCCCTTTAGCCCCTTAAGCCAAGAAACATATCTTGGGTCAATTTCTTGAAGAATCTTGTTATCTGAAACTGTCGCAGAAATAAAGGTAAAAGAAAGAACTTCATCCAATGTGCATTGTGCATATTCAGCAACTGCTTCCTTGGTATCAGCAAAGTAAACTTCACCATTGACCATTTGAAAGTAACGTATCAAACCATCTTTACTGCGATCTGGGGTGCCATCTTCTTTAAGGTAAGGGTCAACCCACTTCCTCAAAAAATGAGTCTTTAGTGGGTTACAGGTCATCTTAAGTTTTGGACTTACTTGAGGGCAAGACGGGTTACGCATACGAGACATGATGTAGTTTATCATAGGCCAAGTATACTGTGTGGCTTCATCTACAACTGTCAAAGATGACTCGATTCCTTGCCAGAGGGCTTCAATATCATTCTCATATTCAGAGTGTTTTAAATAAACCTCACTGATTGGTACTAATATTTCTTTACCATCTTTGTTTTTTTCTTTCTTATAGAAAACAAACTTATTATCTTTCTCTTTCCAACTGAAAGTGTAATCAGGATCGTTCCTAAACTCTTTTGCAAAGGTTCTTTTACACTTAGTTAAAATACCACCAGCTCCTTTTAGAAGCGGTGTTGTACGTCTTGTAATAATGCCAATGAAATTAGGTATTCTAACATACTGACAAAAATCAATTACTGCAATCTCGGATTTACCTGAACCTGCTGCCTTTCTGTTATAGGGTTCGTTACACCCTCTGCGATTTCTCGCAGTGTCGGACTATATCTTGTATCAGTCAACCATTTTAGGAATACCTTATGTATTAACTGATACCCTTCTGTTTCGATTCCACTTGGAACCTACTCTACTCCATTCACCCGCACACTGGCTAGGCTGTTTCGATAGTCTCTACGGACTGCACAGTAAAGTGCTTGCCACGGTATTACCTACGTCTTTACGTTTAGGTTTCACCGTTTAAGAAGGTGTTGATTGGAGGCGCTAAAGTTCACCACCAAATAGAGTTACATCGGTGCCGTTAGGATTCGTATACATCCATTGTCGCTTCCCACAGGGCGCTGGTCTATCGTCCATATTCTGCCCTCTTTTCTATGAATTCTAATATGTCGTCTTGGAACTTTATTCCTGCACACTCTGTCCAACCTTTAAACTTATAAAGTGGGGTGTGCTTGAAACCTGAACTCCTAATATAATCTAATACCTCTTTTTCAAAAACAGCAGATTCTTTGGTGGTTTCAAATGTAAGCACTTTTATTACTTCGAAACTTAACCCTTGCTCTGTATATCTGGTAAGCCTTTTCTTATATTCTTTACTCACGCCAACTTTAATAAAGGTTTCGGAATCTTTCTGCATTTTTAATATATAGAAGTACCCTTGTCTATTTTGAAGGAGTGGGTTTATTTCGCACCTCTTTAGATAATTCCAGTGCTGCTTTGTTGCCCTTCTTTCGCCAGAACAAGAATTACAAGCTATCCCCTGTAAGAAGCGATCAGGGCGTTTATCAAAAACTCCGTGAGTCGGGCAAATTATCTTTACGGGCGCAGTACAACGGGTGAACACAGTAAGGGAGTAATCATACTTATCGCCATATACAACCCTTGCTTTTTCTATGAATTCTGAGGTTGCTGTAGTCCTAGCTAACAAGCTGCATTTTGGACAGGGGGCAGTTGACTTCAAATGGGTAGCTGGAGCGGTACTAAAATCTCCATGTGATTTACATATCAACATAATTGGCTTATTGGTGGATACATATACTGCTTTCGAATAGTCAAGGCTGTCGCCAAATTTAGCTTTAGACCTACTGATAAACAACTCTAGTCCAACCTTGCGTCTATCGACACTACACTTGCTACAACCTTGTCCACATAAGTGCTGTGCCGGATTTATAATAAAGTCTCCATGTTGCCTACAAGTCACTATTACTTTAGTTTTACTGTGGATGTATTTTGTATTTGTGTACAGGTAGACTTCCCTATGGACTTTGTTAGCCTTATCAATAAAACATTCTGTTTGGGTAGTGAATGGTGAGTTAATGTAGTCAAACGGAACACAACCACAACTTAAGGCTTTTCCTGAACGTAACCCAGAAACTTCATACGATGCTGTTCCACCACAAGAACATGAACATTTCCAATAAATCAACTTACGACCCTTTGGGGTCACTCTAGGTAAATCCAACTCTACTGCGGTTAATCGGCCAAATCTTTGACCTGTAATATCTTTCAAACTTTTTATCTCTACTTAGATTAAATTAGGCGGGGATGGTAAAGTGAAGTAGCACCTTACTAGGCTTGCAAACCGTTGACCCCATAATTGTTACCGCACCCACACTAACCGTGGCCGATAATCTCTACTCCACAAAACTGGAGTCTTCCCCACTTGGTGGTGTAAACCACACTATTCGTCTAAATCCGTATCATCGTCTTCAGCTTCGAATTCTTCTACTTCTTCATCCCACTCTAGGTTATACTCAAACCCACCCACAGGACGAAGACCTTTCTCTTGAAACTCCTCTTTTACTTTAGCGGGGGTCTTATCCCCATACCCACCAGCATTAGCTTCAGCTTCAGCCTTCTTAGCTGCCAATCTACGCAGCTTTAATTCATGTGCATGTTTCTCAGTAATCATAGACTGTGACACTATCCACTTAGAAGCATCATACCTATTCTTATCTATGTCACCAGTACCCTCTACAACATTACGAATGTTATCTAAAGCAGCAGGAAGAAGTTCTTTCAGCTTTCCAGCTAAGTTCTTCTGCTTACCAATATTACCAGCAGCCCTTCGCTTCTCATTGTATTCTTGCAAGGCTTTCTTCTGTTTGATGGCTT